CCAAATTCTTTACGAATTGCTTGAAGTGTTTGATTAACTTTCTCATTCACCATTACTTCAAGAGTTTTTGCAATTCTTTCTCCAATCTTCATTCCAATATTTTCCTCAGAAGAAAGAGTTCTTGGAATAACTCCCCCGTTTGCAAGAGCTACAACTTCTTTTTGAATATTATTCAAAGTTGTATTTGTTTCTGCGTCAATCGCACTTTGTATGAGAGATCCAAATCCCATTCCGATTCTATTAAAAACACTTGCCTCTGGTTTTTGACCCATTGCCAAATCAAGAGATGCTCCCAACAATCCACCAATCATTGGAACACTTTTGAGATTCGTAGAAGTAGATTCCAAAAATCCAAGAGGATTTCTTACCTTGGGATCATTAGTTGTTGGAAATAATTTGCTAATTTGTTCCTTTCCACCAATATCTTTTCCTGGAACTGTTTTTTGTGGTTTTATTTTTGGTGGTCTTGTTTTAATTTTTCTAATCTTTCTTACTGCTGGTCTTTGAACTTTTTGACCCTTTCTTGTAACTTCACCACCTTTTGCTTTACCTTGAATTGGTTCTTTACTTGCAAGAGTATCATAAAGTGCTCCACCTACAATATCTCCAAGAATACCACCAAGTATAGTTCCAACTAGAGGAACAGGTATAAAAGTTCCAAGCGCAGCTCCAAGAGTAGAACCAACTGCTTTTGCTGCAGCCCTTCCAGGCTTTTCCTTAAAAATTACAGTACTAATAATAAAATCAATAAGACCTCCAATAATTGGAACTCTACCCAGTGCTTTTCCTGCAAAGTTTCCAAATCCTTTTTTTCCTAGAATTCTTGCCTGTTGACTTGTTCGTTGAAAAAGATTTTTATTTTTTGGTGCATATTGAGTTATTTTATCACCAGGAACATAACCCTTAGGTGTAAATGTTCCTGGAAGTTTTCTTGTTCCAGTTGGAGTTCTTATTTCTTTTTTAATTTCACTAACTTTACTTGATTTTGGTGAGGTTGATTTTTTATTTCCAAAACCAACATCCTTCCCACCCATTGTTGCCATTCCAGCAATGAGAGCAAGATTTGCAAAGGTATTAAACTGCTTACCAAATTCATCAAACTTTTTCTCTGCGTCTTTTCCACCTATAGATTTTGTAATGGCTCTGACTTTATCATAAGCATCATATCCTGCATCTACAAAATTAATGACTCCATTTAAAACATTACCTATAAATTTCTCAAAGAAACTAATTACAGGAGTAAGTTTAGTTGTAAGTTCTATAATCTTTGGAATATATTTTCCAAATTTATTGAAAGCATATCCAAGAAAAGTATAAAATAAAAATCTTTTAATTGCATCTAAAAATCCTGTTTTAGGTAATGATGGAAGATTAATTCCTGGTCCAAACTTTAATTTCTTTTCTTCTAACTTCTGTTCTTTCTTTTCAAACTTATTATTTTCAGATTCTTTTCTTTTTGTTTCTTGTGACTTTTTTAAAAAATAAGTATTATTACCAATTAATTTTTGAATACTTAAAACTTTATTCTGAAGTACAATCGCATCAGAATATAAATCACCAGTTTCAGTTTCTGGTGGAGTAATATCTTTTGGTTTAACTAATGAAGATGAATTCGGAATAAATTTTGCAGTAGAAATTGATTTCTGTTTTACTAATGCAGATCCTGTTGTTCTTGGTGGTAAAAGTTTTTTTGGATCTAAAATTGCCATACTACGCTATTCCATATATGGATGCATTTATTCTTTGAGTCTCTGTGATTTTATCTGTAATATGAGGTAATTTACTTTCAGCACCACTTGATACTGGTTTTCCTGTAGATTGGTAGATATCAGGTAATTGTATAAACGAAGATTTACTTGATGTATTTGGAGGTTCAACTGGACTTAACTTTGCTTGAAGACCAAGATTCATCTTATTATCTTTTGGTTTTACCGTATTAATGGGTGAAGATTTATCTGGAAGATTTAAAGATTGATTATAAACATTCTGAAGAAATTCAGCAGATTTAACAGGTTGGTTATAATGACTTTTACCTTGCAAATTTGGAAGCGAAGCCCACTCGCGCCCAAGAGTATTTAAAATTCCTCTACTTAATCCCTGCGATTTAAGTTGATGTAAACTCACTCCTCTTCTTTCAATTAACGCCCAAGCAGCACGGTCCTGTGTATCAGCATTCATTTTATCAGTTGGTCTTAATATATTCATAGTAATTAACTGTTTTAGTGTATCTGGCATAAACTGATATGCACCAGAAGCAACAGAACCTTTAGGCCAAGGTGCTCTTCCACCACCAAATTTCTTTGGCAATACATCTGTCATTTGAGTATCAATTAATTCCTTTACTGTCATTTGAGTTACAGGAATCATTTTTCCACCATAAACAACATCATATGGATTTTTACCTTTTATTGTACCCTCTGCAGTTTTTAGAGTTCTTAAAATTGCTTTTACTGTTGGAGTTTTATGATCGTAAATTGGAGCTGGACTGTGCCAAGATGGTTTTGATATTTTAGTATTTGATTTGGCTCCAAACATTCTACCAATTCCACTCATCATTCCACCTACAATACCACCATCCTTTGCAAGTTGAATGTTATTCACCATCTTTGGCATTCCAGATTTACCAGAACTGCGAATCAACTTCATAAAGAAAGGGGCACCATACTTATCTACTGTTTCTGTTGGAATTACAATTTCTCCAGGTTTTGCAGCAATTAATTGAGTATCTTCTCCAGCCCCAGAAATTTTGAGTCCAGTCGATTCATCAATTGTTCCCCCACCTTCAAATGTAGGAACAATTCCACCAGAATTATATCCAGTAATGCTTACACCCCCCATTCCAAGTTGTCCTGGATTGAATGCTTTTCCAATCTCATTAAATAAACTTCCTTCTCCTCTTTTTTCTGGTTTGGTTCCCTGTTTCTTAGCAATCTCATTCATTCTATTCTGTTCCATCATATATCCAGCTCCAGCAGCAATTCCAGTCACAGCTCCTGCTGCAACCAATGGATTTTTTGCAACAAATTTTGCTAGTTTAGGAATTGCAAACTTAGCTAGTTGAAATGTAAGTTTCGTAACTGTTCCAACAAATGTACGAACAAATGAGCCAAATGGTGTTGCAAATAAAACAAATGCTCCCAATAAAGAAGGCCACCAATCCTTTAAAAATCTTTTTAGAGTTTCTACTTTATCTTTATTTTTTGGATCATTAAACCAATCAGTAAACTTTATGAATGCTCTTCCAAGTAAGGTATAGAAAATAAAGTTCCAAATTTTATCCAAAATACCACGAACAGGCGCAAGCATTTTAGATGCAACTGATACAATTTTTCCAATTCCTTGTTCTAATCCAGACTCTCTTTTTCTTCTCTTTTCATCCTCTCTTTTTTTTCTATCATCTTTTTCTGAATTTTGAAGAGATTTATTTTGAGAACTCAAATCTTTTACAATTACATCCAGACTTTTAGATATAGAAGAAAATACCTTCACCAAAGCACCAGGATCATCTTGCCCCATTACTGGAGTAAGTGGTTTTATTGGTGAATAACTTTTCTTTGAAACTTTAAGTAAATTAGATGATGATATATTTCCTGCTGTGAATTTTTTACTATTAATCTTAAATCTTCCTATATTTCCTTTGACTCTTTTAAATTCATCAGTAAGAAGAACAATTTCTTCGGTTGATAATTTACTATCAACCATTCTTCCTTCTATAAGTTTTTCACGAAGAAGAGTCAAATAAGTGTCATAGTCAATATCAAATACATCTTCAAGTCCAAGAAGATTTAGAATTCTTTCATCTATTTCTTCACCAATTAAATCTTCTTCTTTAGTCCCTTCATATAAAGTTGAACCACCAGAAGGTTCTGTAGAAGTATTTTCTGGTTTTTGTTCTTTAGGTGGTTTTTCTTTTTCTTGTTTTGGTTTTTTACTTTTATCTTTTACATAATATTCCCACAAAAACGAAATATATTGATCATATAAATCAAGATCTTTTGTTGATTGTGGGTTAGAGACAGTATCATCTGGTGCTGGATAATCTTTATCAGATTCTAAATATGCTTCAATAAAAATATCTACAACTTTGTCAACATTAACACCATAGGTATTCTCAATCAAATACTTGCTTCTCTCCATTCGTTGAGCAAGTATTCTTTTATACTGCCCAGTTCTACTCGCTTGAATTTGAGATACTGGCCAAAATTTACTTATAAACTTTGGTTTACTTGATTCCATTTTGTTGCTGTTTAAATTTTTCTTCTTCTAGATGATCTCATAAAAGAGCAACATAAATGTCTCTTTCCCACCAAATCAAATTTTCAATCTCTGTCAATGAATATTTATGTTACTGTATTAGAGAAAAATTTAATTTATAATAATTTTTATTTATTGTGAAGATTTTTGTTTTGCTTTTTCCTCTTCTAAATGTGCCTTCAATAAGGATACATAGACATCTCTTTCCCAAGGGATTAATGTTTCAATTTCAGATAGACTCCATTTATGATATTGAACTAATGAAAAAATTAATTGATAATAATTTTCCAAATCAATATGAACCATCATCAAGCGAAAAAAGATGTTAACCCTTCAAGAATCACTTCACTCTCTACCTTTGTTTTTGGGTTGATTACTTTTAATTTATGAGATAATTTGGGCATTGTTTCAAAGAACTGTTCAATTTTTTTGAATTGTGATGAATTCATTTGATCCAAAAATTCATTTAGTTCTTTTTTTGTTACGTCTGCAGAAGACCAAACTTCATCTTCAGTATAAATCTTTTCAATACAAGATGAAATTAAGTCAAAAGATTGGTCCATATTATTTGCAGAATTGAAATCAAAACTATTCTTAATGAACTGATCTAATGAAGGATATCTCATTTCAATTGTCACTTTATCATCAATCTTAATTGTTTTTTCGTGATTGTCAAATTTTTGAACTTGAATATCATCAATATTAATTTTTACCGATACTGTGGTTTCTTCATCATCAGGGCAAATGATATTTACATCAAGTTCTTCTCCCACTGATTTTCCACGAATATTTAAAAATAGATATTCAATGTCAAAAGTTGGAAGCACTTCTATTTTAATTCCTTTTGTTTCAATACAGTTTTTGATGACTGTTTTAATTGCTTCTGTAATATTTTTTATATCTTCTGTTTCTAATGCAAGAACAAGTAGCTTTTCTTCTCTTACAAGAAATGGTCTATATTTAATTTCTTTTCCGGTTGATGGTAAAGTCAAAAAATACGATGGTGTAGAAATCTTAGGTAACATAATTTTCTATAAAAGTTTCAGTGTGATTATTTATTAACGATTAATAGCATCATATACACCACCTGCCAAGTCTCCACTATCATATAATTCACCCACTCTATCTGCAAATCTACGGTTAGATTCTGCAAAAATTAATGTTTCATCGTTCGAATTTCCTTGTTGAAACTCTTTATCTAATTTTACTAGTTGAGGAGTATTGAGAAGATATCTTTTGTAAGTAAATGATACTGTACATTTTAATAACTGTGAACTATCATAAGACACTGGCATAGAATTAATTGATATTGGATATGCATCAATGAAAGTGTATTCATTATAAATGGTATAATCTCTTTCAAATTTTTGTATATGTATATCTACCATATAGTCCTTTGGAAATTTCATTCTATAATTATAAGTTGGTTTTTCTTGATCCTTTAGTTGATCTTCACCAACAATCCAAGAAATCCAAGTTTCAAAAAATCTAACTACTTTAAAATCGTGATCGACATAAAAAGTAAAGTCAGCACGGTCATCATACAATCTACGATATGCGTGTCTTTCCGTTACTCCAGTATAATCATTATTAATTTCAATTGTGGCAAGAGAAGAACCTGGAAGAGATGCTTCACAACAATACAACATTAAATCTGTTCCATCAATTTTTGCATTTCTATTATTAAAAAAATTTGTTGAGTTCTTCTTTGCCAGTATTTCTGCAACATTAAAATATGCAGCATAAGTAGATGTCAATGATGGTCTTAATATTTTATCTCTTATGCCAGAAACTTTAAGCTTCTGTGGAGATTGCTTTGACCCAGCCATTTATAAATATTTTTAGTGTATATATTATGTATCACTCATATGGGAGAAAGCAACAAGAGCAGATACAAACCATCCTATCCAGAAAAATACAAAGGAGACCCAGACAATATAATCTGTAGGAGTAGTTGGGAAAGAAAGTTTTGTAGATGGTGTGACTTAAATACAAACGTAATTGCTTGGGGGTCTGAAGAAATTTTCATTAACTATTATAATCCAATCAAAAAAAGAATTTGTAAATATTTTCCAGATTTTATTATTAAACTAAAAGAAGAAACTGGAGAAATTAAAACTTTTGTGATTGAGGTGAAGCCTAAAAAACAAACAGTAAAACCAAAGACTCCATCAAGAAAAACTAAATCCTGGCTTTATGAAATGAAAACTTACGAAGAGAATAAAGCAAAATGGAGTGCAGCTGATGAATGGTGCAAAGATAGAAAAATTGAATTCAAAGTCATTACTGAGGATAATTTATTTAACTAATGGATAAAGGTTTCGGTAAATATATTGGAGGAACACCTCCAAGAATCATACAACTTAAAAAAAGAATCAGAGGACTTACAGATGCTGATTCTATTATGATGGAGATTCTTAGTGTATTCAGAGAAACTGAATTTATACCAAAGGTGGGAAGATATTATACATTTATTTACATTGCAAAAACACCAAACTTAAGATTTGATGTTCATCCTTTAATTGCCTGTACTGATATTCAACGTTGGGGATTTAAAGGATTTAATTTTCATTGGAATGAGATGAGAAATTATACTTGGATGGAAGTTGCTGGACCACTTCATATTGTAAACAATGAGGAGATTTCACATCTTAGACAAATCCCTTATGCAAGATTCCTGACTAAATAAATAAAAACTATTATAAATGTCTCATACTCTACAAAAAATTGAGATGATTAATCCTCTTGTAAATGAGGAGGGTGTTTGATGGCAATACAATATACGAAATATCTAATTAAAACTTCTACAGGAACTGCAACAGTAAAAACAGGAATTAATCCAAATAATCCAGCAGAACCTCCAATAATTGTAGATAAAAATAATAACATAATATACTCTTGGGATGTTACTAATAAAAAATGGATTCCTCCACAGGATCCAACTGGACAAGGATTACTACCTTCAAATGGTGGGTTTAGTTCAACAGAAACATATGGTTCTATTCTGACTCAAAATGAAGATACTTTTACTAAAAATACAGTTGCAGTAATTAATAAGTTACCAGAAGATAAAAAAAAATTATTTCAAAGTTCAAATTCATTTAAACCATATACTGATTTTGCTAATAGGTCAGGAACACAAAATCCAAATCCAACACCAGGACCAGGATCAGATCAAAAAGAAACATTAACAGAAGAAGATTTAAATTTTAAAGAACAAATACAAGGAGATGGTAGAAAATCATATGATACTCTAATTTATCCAGAATCAATAAAAACTAATGGTCAAGATTATATTAAATTTACTATATTTAATTATAAAGCGTCAAAACTTGATAAAAAAAGTGCAACAAATCTTAAAAAAAACCCCTATATTGAAACAGAGTCTATTGGTTCTATAATATTACCAATTCAACCATCAATTTCAGATAGCAATGTTGTAGATTGGGGTGGTAAAGAATTAAGCCCTGTTGATATAGGATTACTTAGTTTATCAGATTCTGTTATGAAAGGATCTGTAAAACAAGCTACTGACATATTCAGGCAACTGGGGAATACTGTATTTACAAATGAAGATGTAAAAAAGGCTATTATTTTAAAAATGAAGGAAAGAGCACTCAATGTAGAAGGATTACTTTCGAGATTTGGTGGAGCTATTGTAAATCCTAATCTTGAATTATTATTCCAAGGACCTACATTAAGACCTTTTAACTTTACTTTTAGATTATCTCCAAGAAGTGAAGGAGAAGCAACCCAAGTTAGAAGTATAATTAGAGCATTCAAAGAAGCAATGGCTCCTCAGGTATCTAATGAAGGTTTATTTTTAGCAACACCAAGAGTCTTTAACATTTCATATCACACACCCGGAAAGGAAATGCATCCTTCAATTAATAGAATTAAAACTTGTGCTTTACAAGTTTGCAATGTTGATTATACCCCAGATGGTTCTTATATGACTTTTAATGATGATAATAGAACAATGACTTCATATAATCTTACTTTACAGTTTTCAGAATTAGAACCAGTGACATCTAAAGACTATTTTGATAAGAATAAACCAATCCCTTATGACCACATAGGTTACTAAAATGTCATATCCATACTTCAGACAAGTTCCAGACTTTGATTATGTAAGCAGAGATTCAAATCAAAGACAAATCTCTGAATATGCAACAGTTAAGAATCTATTTCGTCGCGGAAAACTTCGTGAAGATATCTTTGGAGATTTATCATTCTTCACAAAATATAAAATCATTGGTGATGAGAGACCAGATAATGTAGCGTATAAAATTTACAATGATGAAACTTTGGATTGGGTAATTCTTCTTTCAAATAATATTCTTAATATTCAAAGTGAGTGGCCTCTGCCACAATCGGTATTTGATAAAGTAATGCTTGAAAAGTATGGTTCATATGAAAATCTATATTCTGGAATTCATCATTATGAAACTAAAGAAATTCGAGATAGTTTAGGAAATATAATTTTACCTTCTGGTGTACGTGCTTCAAGTACCTGGAAGACTGGAAATGGATTTATTGCAAGTTATAAAACAAATGAAATTGCAAATGCTATCTATTCTCCATCTGATAAAACATTCTTATTTACTTTAAATAAGAATAAAAATCTTCCCACCATTTCATCGGGAACAAAAATCATCATTAGTGGATTTGAGGAGGCTTCAGTAAATGGTACATTTACTGTGAATGAAGTATTTACAGATTCATCAAATCAAGTAAAAATTAAATTTGTAAATAATAATGATCTGGAAACCAAAATCTTTCCATTATCTGGAAAGGAGAATATAGAATTTATTCTTCAAAATCCAATTTCAGTATCAAATAATTATTATTATCAATATTATGATAATAATCTGGAAACTGAAATCATAGTTTCAAAAGATAACGTTTTAAATTCAATTACTAATTATGATTATGAAGTTTTAATGGAAGAAGAAAAAAGAAATATCTATGTTCTGAAACCAAGTTATTTAAATATTGTATTCAATGACCTTGAAGAACTAATGGAATACAAAAAAGGTAGCGTTCAATATGTGAACGCTACCTTAAAGAGAGGTGATAATATTCGTCTTTATGGTTGATTACATATCAACCAACTTTGAGAAATATGACATTGCATCATCTTCATCTTCATCAGATTCCTGATTAATTTTAGGAAGCGATGGTGACTTAGAACGATTAAAGGATTCTTCCAATTCCTGCATTACTTTTTCATTACGACCTGAAGAAGATTCATACTCATCAAAATCATCTTCCTTTTCCATTACAGCACGAGACTGTGATGGGGATGAATTCAATTCAAGAACAGAATTCATACGATTCTCAAGATCTTCATAACTCTTGAATTGATCGGGTGCAGTCAGTGCAGTCAGAGAATACTCCTTTTTCCAAATTGATTCTAGAGCATCATCATCATCTAGAAGAGGAGAAACACGATCAAATTCAGATTTGTCGTAGTTCCAATATCCGTCTTTCTTTACAATTTTCAGTTTGAAATTTGCACCTTGCCAGAAATCAAAGGGATTAATTGGAGTTTCATCTTCAAATTCTGGTTGCATTGCATTCAGAATTTTATCAAAGATTTTTTTACCATACTTAAACAACATAACCTTTGATTCGTTGTGAGGATTGGTTGGATCTTTTACAACATAAATGTTGCTATAATAAGATAGTTTACGCTTTTGTTTGCGAACAATATCTTGAATATTTTTCGGACAACTCTCAAATTTACCATCCGCAGAGTGCTTCATCACAAGAGCACGATTATAATCTGTTACTGGATCTTTTTGACCGTTTGTTGTCAGATCATTTTCAATATACCAAGCTCCGGTTGGACCCTGAAAAGCGTGAGTATAGAGCTTTGCCCAAGGAAGTTCTTCTCCTTCAGGAGCAGGAAGAAAACGAATAATTGCAGAACCTACTCCATCCTTACCCATCTCTGCTCGCCAGAAACGCTCATCACCTGAGCTAGAAGAGGTGCTCATCTTTTCAACTTGCTTTACAAGTTTTTCAGTAAGAGAACCAAGAGAGGACTGTTTTTTAAGATTTGAAAAATTTGACATTTGATTAATTTTAGTAATTGGCCTGTGTGACTTAGCTTAATGGATCGTCCAGCCAAAGAAATTCTATCAGATTTATTCTGCCTTGTCAATCTCTGACTTCATTTTATCCAACATTTTAGTCATATTGTTAAATATGATATTCATATCAATTCCAGAAGGAAGTCCCATTAGTTGTGCAGAGGAAGAAATTCTTTCTTTCATTTCCATTGCTTCTTCATCATCAGACAAACTCAAACGAGTATAAAGAATTTGTTGTTTATTTAAGAGTCTTTCCAGAAGATCTACGTGACGAATTCTATCTTCCTTTGACATTCTATGAAAGTTAAAAACACT